ATTCTTTCAAGCGAGCCAGTCTTCACATCTTCTGCATTGAGAATGTTATTCAATGCTTGTGGGGAGATACCCATCTTTTCGGCCACATCATTAAGCCGATGGCTTGATAACCGAATTTTCTTTCTGATAGATTCGCCTTTCATTGTTGTTGAGGTTAATGTTAATAAAATTTAAATATTAAATCAATCGATTGATTATTCAATCATTTTGTTTATATTTGCAAAAAGATTTTTAAAACTCTTCGCAAAAATAGAAAAAAGAAATGGAAACGACAAATTTTGAACTGAATCTTTTAACCCCTGCGGAACGTGCAAGGGCAGAAAGAGATGCAAGGATTTGCGCAGATTTCAAGAACTTGCGGCCAAAGGCACGGCCTTGGAGAATCTTTCATGTATTGGCCGATAAATACGAAATCTCTGCAATGCAGGTCTACAACATCATCACAAATAACAGCCTCTACACTCCGAGAGGCTAAAGTTTAATCCTCAACAACAAACAACATGGAAAAGAAAGAATTTTATCAAGGTCTGGCCTTAATGGCTTTCGGGTGCCTGGTTTTTCTTGGCTGGCTTTGGCTTGCCGCAATCTGTGCCGGGAGATGCTAACACCGACCATCCCACAATGTGCGGATGATGGCCGCTATTCTGCCACCGAGACTGCCGCCATGCTTGGCATCCATCGCAACACCCTTGAGAGATACCGCAAGGCCAATCTGATAAAGGCAGGGTTCAGAAGGACAACCGCACGGAAGTTTTACTTAGGAAGTGAAATCAAAAGGCTTTGGCGAATGCTTTAGCCGAGTTAATAACAATCAAATCAACAACAAATGGAAACCCAAGTACAAGTAATCAGTTCGGCCGATGTAATGGCCGCAATCAATGCGAGTGAAATCGACTCGCAGGTGGCTACCGCTCACCGATTCCCCCGTGATGTGGAGAAGGCTTTGGCCAAAATCGAAATGCTGGCATCGGTTGACGAAGAAACTGCTGCCGATTGTTTCTACGTTCTGCGCAGAAATGGAGCAGGGGGTGAAAGCACCATTGAAGGTCTATCAATCAGAATGGCCGAAATCATTGCCTCATCATGGGGTAATCTTCGTGTGCAAGCGAGAATCATCAGTAATGATGGCCGCTACATCACCGCTCAAGGTGTATGCCATGATTTGGAATCAAACTATGCCGTATCAAAGGAGGTCAAGCGCAGGATAACCGATAGGTCTGGCCGAACCTATTCGGACGATATGCAGACCGTCACGGGCAATGCCGCTTGTGCGATTGCCATGCGTAATGCCGTTCTTGCGGTCGTACCAAAGGCCGTAACGAATGCCATCGTTAAACGAGTGCGACAAAAGGCAATGGGCAAGTCGCTCGACATCGAGACATCCCGTCAGCAGATGATTATGTATTTCGCCAAGCTGGGTGTTACATCCGACCAGCTTTGCAATTACCTTGGTGTGGCCTCCGTGGATGCCATCGGGAAGGAGCAAATATTTACGATGAGGGCAACCGCACAAGCCATCAAGGAAGGAACTACGACCGTAAAAGAAACCTTCCAATTACCGCAGCAGCAGAACGCAGATGCGCAGAAGGCTCTTGATGCTGCAAAGGCAGCGAAGGAAAAGGCCGAGAAAGCCATGAAGAAGTAACACATTTGTAGAATCCTCAACACATACACACAATGAAAGGAACAATAATCAGACCGAAAAGCCATGATGAATGGCTTGCCCATAGAACGCAGGGCATCGGCTCATCAGAAGTCGGCACTATCTTAGGTTTAAACCCATTTGAAACCCCGTATCAGTTATGGCGCAGAAAGAAAGGGTTTGACCCACCCAAGGCCGAAAACTTTGCCATGAAAGCAGGGCATTATCTTGAGGATGCCGTGAGCCGCTTTTATGCCGATGAAACCCACCGAGACATCATCAAGCGAAGTGCTGGCGATTGGATTATCTATGACCCAGCAATGCCGTATCTTCGTGTATCGCCCGACCGCCTCTTCTGGGTTGATACCACCGCCCGTAAGAACGAGGACAACAAAGGTATCCTTGAGTGTAAGACAACACAATTAACCATTGATGCCGACAATCTGCCGTTGCATTGGTTTGCACAACTGCAATACCAATTAGGGGTTGCAGGGTATCGTGAAGGTGCGCTTGCATGGTTGACAATGGGCAGGGAATTCGGACACAAAGACATCATCTTCGATGAGCAGTTCTATACATACCTTGCCGACCAAGTAACCGAGTATTGGGAACGTTACATCGTAGGCACGGAAGAGCCGCCAGCTTACAACGTGGATGATGTGGTTGTCAAATTTGCCAGGCACACAGATGGAAAATTCATCAAGGCCAATGCCGATGTCGTTGCCGCTGCTGTGCGTCTGAAGGAGGTAAAGCAGCAGATTGCAGAACTCACACAGCAAAAGGAATCTGCCGAGGCTACAATCAAAATGGCCATCGGTGATGCCGAGGGTGTGCAGGGTGACGATGGAAAGGTAATCGCAACGTGGAAAGCAGGGAAGGACAAGGCCGTATTCGACACGAAACGATTTGCCGCTGAACATCCCGAAGAATATGCCGATTACATCACGCAGAAAGCAGCCGCCAGAACATTACTATTGAAATAGCATGAAACAAATAAGTGATGCCCACTATCGAATGGCGGTGGAAATCATCACCGACTTTGTTGCCGCCAATAAAACCTCTGCCAACCTCCTCACCTTCAACAAGGCGAGGAGGGCAGGGCAGATGCTTAAAGCATGGAAACGAAAGGAGGCCACCGATGGCAAGAAAGAAAGATAAACCTGCTATGATGCTTTTGGCATCCGACCGCAAGATGGTTGACCTGCTATCCGATGAGGAGGCAGGGCAACTATTCAAGGCCATCTATGCCTACTACTGCGATGGTACGGTCTTCGACACGGAATCACGGGTGCTGCAACTTGCGTTCGGGCGGCTAAAGGAAGTTATCGACAGCCACAACGAAAGCTACACCGCCCGGTGTCAGCGGAACAAGGAAATTGCCGAAGAACGTGAACGGAAAAAACGTGAGCAAAAGGATACGAACGTACACGAACGTGAACGAACGTACACGAACGTGAACGAACGTACACCTAAAGAAAAAGAAATAGAAAAAGAAATAGAAGTAGAAAAAGAAGGAGAGTGTGATAAATCACATACGCACGCACGCACGCACGAAGGGATGACGGATTTCATCGAAGAAGCCAAGACCGACCAAAGTTATATCGAAATGCTATCAATGGCACTCCATCAGCCGCCCGACCTGGTTTGCGCCCTGCTTTCCGATTTTGCTTTGGAGTGCAGGGCAAAGGAAAAGGCGCACACAAGCCGCAGGGATTTTCGCTCACATTTTTTCGATTGGGCGAGAATCCAAACCGAGAAGGCACGAAAGCCGAAAAAACAATCATCATCAGAACCAACGGATATTAACGACCTATGGAAATAAAAGAAGTTTTGAGAAGAGCATTCAAATATGGCGAGATTCACGACATTAGAAGATTGCGTTATGAGCCATACAAAATGGAGGTGGCCTTGGATGCCATCAGAATCATCGGCACCAGCATCACCCCGAAATTTGTCATTGATGGCGAAAATCAATGGGTGTTTGAGCAGCTGGTTAAATGGATGCACGGTGACGAGTCGATGATGGCCATCGACCCTGCAACGGGCGGCCAGATACAAGGGCGGCTCAAAAGCGGCATCTATCTTGGCGGCAACACGGGCAGCGGCAAATCACTTGCCCTGCAAATCATGTCCATCTACCGCAACATCGACAACATACAAATCCGCATCAATGGCGAGATGTGCTGCCTCCGTTTCAAGCCGTATCGGGTGGACGAAATCTGCGACATCTATGCCAAAACGGGCGATATCTCCAAGTTTAAGAAGATGCCGATTTTGTGTGTGCAGGATTTCGGCAGCGAGGCCAAAGAAACCCTATACATGGGCAATCGCATCAACGTGATGCAGCAGATTATCGAGAGCCGTGGCGATAGGGGTGACCTTGTAACCCTGCTCTCCTCCAACCTTCCGCTTACCCATCAACTGCTGATGGAAAAGTATGGCGGCAGGGTGGTCAGCAGATTAACCGAGATGTGCAACTACATCGAACTCAAAGGTATTGACCGCAGAAAACAATTAAATCCTCAAACAGCGAAATGAAAAAGAACAAGCAAATAAAACAACGGGTAAATATCCCCGTTCTCATGGCCACAAAGACCATGAAAGACTATCTCGCAAGCATCCCGACCGATGAGGCCGACCAGCTGAAGGC